AACGCTGGCAGGAATTCACCGGACAGACAGCAACGCTGGAATCAAATGGTAATCCGTTCATTTCATTGAAGAAAGCCGCGTGATTCCGCGTTCTTAAAAAGAATGTCATTTATCAAACCTCACCGTCCAACCGATAAAACAAGGCAACAGGCTCAGAGTGCTTCAGGACTCGGCTTGCCTCAAGATCAGATCGCCGCGCTGATCGGCATCGCCCCTGACACGCTCCGCAAGCACTACGACCTTGAGCTTGGACTGGGCAAGGCTCAAGCCTCGGCCGCGGTCGCCAAGACCTTGTTCAACAAGGCCACGGTCGGCCAGGACACCACCGCGATGATCTGGTGGACCAAAGCCCAAATGAAGTGGTCAGAGACCATGCGGCAGGAGGTCACCGGCAAGGACGGGGGCGGCATCGTGATCCATATCAGCAACCAGGACACCGACCTTGTTTAGCGCCACAGCAGCCCAAAGCAGGGCCACCGGCCTGATGACCGGCGATGCCAAGCACATCATGCTCGTGGGCGGTTCACGGTCAGGCAAGACCTTCGTGGCGCTCCGGGCGCTCATCATCCGGGCAACCTTGGCGCCCAAGTCGCGCCACGTCGTCCTGCGGTTTCGGTTCAATCACGTCAAGTCCTCGGTCATCCTCGACACTTTTCCGAAGGTAATGGCGCTCTGCTTTCCGCAGCTCACCTACACCCTCGACAAGACCGACTGGTACGCAACCCTGCCGAACGGCTCCCAGATCTGGTTCGGCGGGCTGGACGACAAAGACCGCACCGAGAAGATTCTCGGGCAAGAGTACTCCACCATTTTCTTCAACGAGTGCAGCCAGATACCCCTTTCGGCCCGCAATATGGCCGTCACACGCCTCGCGCAGAACTGCACGGCAGTCGTGGGAAACCAGCAGCGGCAGATGCGTCTAAAGGCGTTCTACGACTGCAACCCGCCCTCAATGGCGCATTGGACCTACAAGATGTTTGTCAAAAAGATTGAGCCGGAATCAGGCAAAGCCCTGGCTGACCTGACAAACTTCTCCATGATGACCATCAACCCGCGGGACAACCTCGAGAACCTCCCGCCCGACTACATCAAGGAGCTGGAGAACCTGCCGACCCGGATGCGCCTGCGGTTCCTTGAAGGCAAATTTGCAGACGTGGCCGCGGGCGCACTCTGGAACGTCGAGATGATCGACACCCACCGCGAGACCTCCGGCCTGCCGGACATGCTTCGCGTCGTAGTCGCGGTCGATCCTTCCGGCAGCGGCGACACCGACAACGCCGGGAACGACGAGATCGGCATCGTGGTCGCCGGTCTGGGCATCGACGGTCGCGCCTACGTCCTTGAGGACTGCACGATGAAGGCAGGCCCGAGCGTCTGGGCCAACGTCGTTGCAACCGCCTACGACCGGCACGCCGCCGATTTGGTCGTTGCTGAAAAAAATTATGGTGGTGAAATGGTCCGGCATGTGATAAAAAGCGCAAATCCACACCTAAAATGCGAGTTAATCAACGCATCGAGAGGCAAAGCTGTGCGAGCAGAACCCGTTTCGGCATTGACTGAACAAGGCAAGATCCGGTTCGGCGGGACGTTTCCCGAGCTTGAAGATGAGCTTTGCTCGATGACCACCAACGGTTACATGGGCGATCGCAGCCCCAACCGCGCCGATGCGTTCGTCTGGGCCATGACCAAGCTGTTCCCTGGCATTATCAAGACCGATGCCAAGGCGCAGCGGAAGCACGTCATGCCGACCCAAAACTTTAACCGCGGTGCAACCAGCTGGATGGGGGCTTGAATGAAAAACGGACTGTACGCAAACATCAAAGCCAAGCAAGACCGGATCGCGGCGGGCAGTAAAGAGAAGATGCGTAAACCCGGCGCTGCCGGCGCACCGACCGCCAAGGCGTTCAAAGAATCGGCGAAAACGGCCAAGAAAGGTAAATGATGCCTCTCGTCAAGTCGCCGAGCAAAGAAGCCTTCCGCAAGAACATCAAGGCCGAGGTCGCCGCGGGCAAGCCCGTGAAGCAGGCGGTCGCCATTGCGTATTCGGTCAAACGCAAAGCCAAGAAATGAATGAACTGTACGCTGCCGGGTACGCGATACCTCTGTACGGCCCCCGCACCCACACCTGGCGCCACTACGACCGCGAGATTACGCTGCCGCACGGCGCGGTGCCGGTCGCGGAACGTGATGGCGTGCCGTGTGCGCTATGGGCTGACGTGCAGAAGGCGGTGAAGTAGTGGCCTATCAAAACACGGGCATCAACGAAGCCGGCGCCGTATCCAGCGGCGGCACCAAGCGTGACCGTGACAACGGCGACATGCTTGCCACTATGCGGACTCGCCTCACGATGGCGATCGCCGCGTATTCGGATTCCCGCGAAGACGAACTGGACGACCTGCGCTTCCGCGCAGCCTCGCCCGACAACCAATGGCAATGGCCGGCTGATGTGCTGGCTACCCGCGGCTCGGTCCAAGGCCAGACGATCAACGCCCGTCCCTGCCTGACGATCAATAAGCTCCCGCAGCATGTGCTGCAAGTGACCAACGACCAGCGGCAGAACAGGCCGAGCGGCAAGGTTATCCCCGCGGATGACAAGGCCGACGTAGAGGTCGCCGAGATATTCAACGGCATCGTGCGCCACATCGAGTACATCTCCGATGCGGACGTGGCCTACGACACGGCCTGCGACAACCAAGTAACTTTTGGTGAGGGGTACTTCCGTATCCTGACCGAGTACTGCGACGAGAACACCTTTGAGCAGGATCTGCGGATCGGGCGTATTCGGGACAGTTTTAGCGTCTACATGGACCCGACGATCCAAGACCCGTGCGGATCGGATGCCGAGTGGTGCTTCATCAACCAAGAAATCACCAAAGACGATTACGAACGGCAGTTCCCTGACGCGGCAACCCTGTCCAGCCTTGCCTACGGCGTGGGCGACGGACAACTGAACGCATGGATCAACCAGGACACGGTGCGGATCGCCGAGTATTTTTACATCAAGCACGAAGCCAAGACGCTGAACCAGTACCACAGCGGCATCACCGCGATGAAGGGGTCGCCCGAGGCCAAAGAAGCTGAAATGATGGGCCTGTTGCCTATCAAGACGCGGGATGTGGACGTTCGGACGGTCAAATGGTGCAAGACCAACGGTTTTGAGGTGCTGGAGGAACGCGACTGGGCGGGCAAGTACATCCCCGTCATCCGCGTGATCGGCAACGAATTTGAGATTGATGGCCGGATGTACGTCAGCGGTCTGGTGCGAAATGCCAAGGACGCGCAGCGGATGTACAACTACTGGGTCAGCCAAGAGGCCGAGATGCTGGCGCTGGCCCCGAAAGCGCCGTTCATCGGCTACGGCGGGCAGTTTGAGGGCTACGAGCAGCAATGGAAGACGGCCAACATCAACAACTGGCCGTACCTTGAGGTCAACCCGGATGTGACCGATGGACAGGGCGGTCCTTTGCCTCTGCCTCAACGCGCACCGCCCCCTCTGGCGCAGAACGGACTTTTGCAAGCCAAGATGGGCGCCGCGGATGACATCAAAGGCACGACCGGCCAGTACGACAGCAGTCTGGGCGCGGCAGGCAACGAAACCTCTGGCCGCGCTATTCTGGCGCGAGAGAGGCAGGGCGATACCGGCACCTACCATTTCATCGACAACCTTGCGCGAGCCATTCGGTACGCAACGCGGCAGCTTGTCGACATGATCCCGCGGATCTACGACACGCAGCGCATCGCCCGGATCATCGGCATTGACGGTGAGACAGATCAAGCCATGATCGATCCGACGCAGCCAGAGGCGGTGCGTAAGATCGTAGACCAGCAGACCGGCGCCACGATCAAGAAGATCTACAACCCGAACGTCGGCAAGTACGACGTTGCGGTGACGACCGGCCCGAGCTACATGACCAAGCGGCAGGAGTCGCTGGACGCCATGTCACGGCTCCTGCAAGGCAATCCAAACCTGTGGGCGGTGGCCGGCGATCTGTTCATCAAGAACATGGACTGGCCTGGCGCTCAAGAGATGAGCAAACGATTTGCCAAGACGATTGACCCGAAACTGATGGACGACTCGGACATGTCCCCGGAGCTGGCGCAAGCGCAGCAGCAGATGCAGGCAATGGGGCAAGAAATGCAGCAGATGCAAGCCATGCTGCAAAACGTCAGTCAGTCGATGGAAGCCCAAGAGCTGAAGATCAAGCAGTTTGATAGCGAGGTCAAAGCCTACGACGCCGAGACCAAGCGGATCAGCGCGGTGCAAGCGGGCATGAGCGAAGAACAGATCCAAGACATTGCAATGGGTGTGGTCGCGGCGGCTATGGAATCGCAAAGCATGATGAGCCAGATGCCCGAGATGCGCGAGGAGTCCATGCCTATGGAAATGATGCCACAGCAAGGGGCGATGCCCCCGCCGCAAGAGATGCCACAGCAAGGAATGACGCCTCAATGAAAGCCTCGGACTTCGTAGGTATTCTGTTTCTGGCGCGGGACGTGGCGCATAGCGTACACCTCAATACCCGCAGCTACAGCAAGCACAAAGCCTTGAACAAGTTCTACAACGGCATCGTGGGCCATGCGGATGCATTTGCCGAAGCCTACCAAGGCCGAAACGGGCTGATCGGCCCCATTACGCTGATGTCGGCCAAGAAGACCAGCAACATCATTGAGTTTCTGGAAGACCAACTCAAAGAGATCGAGTCGGTGCGCTACGACGTGTGCGACAAAACGGACACGCCGTTGCAGCAGTTGATCGACAACATTGTCGATCTGTATCTGTCCACCTTGTACAAACTGAAATTCTTGGCGTGAGGTAACAATGGCAACTGACCGTCTTTCCGTAGTCCGAGATCCGATAGCCACGACGGGCTACAGCGTGTCCTATACCGGCACGGCGGGGGTCACCACGGCGTACAACCCCGGAGCGTCCACCGTAATGGTGTGGTGTACGACCGACGCATACATTAAAGTGGGTGAGGCCGTAACGGCCACCACCGCTGACACGCCGGTGCCGTCCTATACGCCCATGTGGTTCCCGGTCCCCGCGGGCAGCGGTGCGCCCTTCCGCGTGTCGGCTATCCAGATCAGCGCGGGCGGCATCGTCTACACGAAGCCCTTCAATTGATAGTCCTCAACGCAACGCGGGTGATGAGCTGGTTTCGTAAATCGAGACCGGACGCCGTTCACCCCGGCGGGGATCTTTTGTTGGAAGACTCTAGCTTCATCCTGCTCGAGGATGGGGTGAGTACCATATTGCTTGAAGCGTAAGGAGAAACAACGTGGCCGATACCAAGATCTCAGGACTAGCAGCGGGCGCACCCGCACAGGCAACGGACCTTATCCCGATTGCGCGGGCGGGGGCCAACTTCAGCATCACGCCCGCAAACATCTTGGCATACGGAACGTCGCCCGTTGCGGGAACGACGGGGACATTTAGCTCCACAGTCACAGGATCGGGAGGAACTTCTACCCTCGCTATTGCCACTCGACAGGTCTTCCTGACCGGGACTGCTGCTACATACACCACTCCCGCCAACTGCCGCAGGATTGTGGTGCGGATAAAGGGTGGCGGCGGTGGGTCTGCGGGTGGGGCCGATTCGTCCAACAACGCAACCTCTGGCGGTACAGGAGGAACGACAACATTTAACAGTATCAACGCCAACGGTGGCGCGGCTAGTGCCTTTGGAAGCGGGGCGGCGGCCCTGGTGGGCGGCGCAGGAGGAACAGCGGGATCGGGTACTGCCTCCTTGCGTATTTCCGGTGCTCCCGGCTCTCCAGCCCACTCCTATTACGCGACAGCAACAAACGTCAACGTCTTTGGCGGTGCGGGTGGCGGGACTGGCGGTGGAAAAACGTCGAGCGCAGCCGTTTCGTCTGGCGCGGGAAACATCGGCGTTGCCAACAGCGGCGGCGGCGCGAGCGGTGGAGCACCAACGAATAACGTCGCGTTTGCTAATGCGTCTGCGGTTGGAATTGCAGGGGGCGGTGGCGAAGGCGAGTACGCCGAGATCACTATTTCCACTCCTGCTGCAACGTACACCTACACCGTGGGCGCGGGCGGGACTGCCGGGGCAGCGGGAACCAATGGCGGCGCGGGTGCCGTCGGTGGAAGCGGATTCATCTGCGTTGACGAATACTATTGATAAAAACCGTACTAGGGCGGCACTCTAGGGATTCTCAGGAATCGAGCCATGTCTGAAGAAGTGATAGCGGAGCAACCCGCGCCGGAACAGGACGCTACGGCAGCGCCTGCCCCAGAAGTAGCAGCGC